GTGCTAACCAAGCACGTCTTAGGAGAAAACTCTCTCCGAGACGATTTCACACGGGGCGGTATGCCCTTTGTTCCCTCTATTATCTGCTTACACTAATGGAATGTATCCATCCTACCCTCCTGGTAGAATACCATTCATTCTTTCGAATTCCTGAACTTTAGTGTAGGTTTGCTATCTCTCCTGTTCTCCGGCAACGTAGCCGAATCACTGGAGTATCGGTCCGGTGCGCAAGGATGCTCTTTCAAGAAAAGACTGTACCAAAGGTACGGCCGCTCCTGATGAGATCTGGCTCTCTTTCGAGAGACCCGCATTAATCGGTAATAGGATGTGTTTCCACATCTGTCCCTTGTAGGGAACTGACAATCAACGATTTGGAGGAACCAATAACGATAGACTTCTTCGTGTAATCCACACTCGTCCCCCTCGTAAGAGGGCACAACATGCGCCTTGCCGTAGAAAACTCGGCATGATGCAAGAAGATAAGTAAATGTCTCCGGAAGTTCATCCGGATCCCACCTTTCGGCGAGACCGTTCATAGAACGATAACATAACGCCAACATCTCGTACTTCGAGACATAGCGTTCCTTTTCTTCCTGCAAATTACACTCCGGCATCCAGGGGCGTACATCTATTCCATTACGGAAATCACCTCCACAGCTCTCACGAAAGAGAACAGCAGAAGGGCAGTCTTGATCAGCAGGCTGATAAAAACTCTTCTCAGTATTAATCGAGAAGCCGAGTTCTTGTAGACACTCGATGCAGATGGTCGCTATCCTTGTAGGGACGATTAAATCGTCACCATACGCGGACACCTTTCCACGCGTCTTTGTAAGACGACGGATTGCTTCGCAGATAGCATAGAATAAAATTGTCTGAAGAGGAAAAGTATGTCCTGACCCCATCAACATGAATGTTGACGGAGAGTACAACTCTCCAAGTACTGACACCTTCGGTGTCCTCACCGCATCCATGGCACAAAGCCAAGACGAAGGGAGGAACTTAATGATGTGACCCCAGACAAAACTATCTGATGCTTTACTCATATCCAAAGTAGCTAAATGACCGTGCAATGATGCTTCACACGCCCACTTCTTATGGCGATCCGGCTGAAGTGCCAGGTCTATATGAGTATTAGCCTCCAGCTGTTCTCTCAAGTACGTACCTAACCCTCGTGAGAGGAAACCACCGATGGTGGTATCAGGCGCGACTATTCGAGCAGCTTTATAGCTTTTAGGAACAGCAGTCATAGCTACAGCGTTAACTTCGGTGAAACGGTAACGACAATGTTGCCGTACAGCCCTGTTAAGCTGTACGTTTCTTGACAAAGCTTCTTTAAACCACAATATCTGTTTCTTTGTGCCGTTTAAGCACTGAAAACGTATATCAAGGTATGCGTTACGCTTTTCCAAGCCCAACGCGGCTTTGCGACCGAATGCACAGAGATTTAGCCAGCGATCAACCTGGAATTCACCAAGTATTTCACCAACAACCTCTCTCACAGCTGGCACAAGGAGGCCCAGCTTAGCATTCAAATGCACCGGAAAACCAAAATCTTTCTGGCTCTCCAAGAAACCCTCAAGGGATTCCTTCTCCAACTCTTTGTTGGGACGGTCCTTTGGCCAGATAATTCTCTTATCGAGATTCTCTAGCTGGACAGCCGCCTTAAAGATATAGGATGGTGCACTTTGGCTCACGCCAGGAACGGTACGTTTCGTCCGGTCCAGCGGTTTCAGACTCTTAAGGGTGTTTTTCAACCCCAAGTAATCCTTCTTGCCAAGGTCTTGAAATAGACAATTGCGCAGATCGGTGTAGAATCTGAACGCATCATAGAGCTCTGGAGCTCTCTTCCTCTTACGACTTTTTGGAGATCGCATGCGTTTTCCTTTAAGAAATGAGTTTTAGGAAGGTAAAGTGCCAGCAGTATAGACGTCATCGAAGACCGCAGAGATAGCGCATTGCGCAGCCATCTCGCGGAGTTCTGAAACTTCCGCCTCTGTGGATTCAACATCATACTCTACCTCAGCTCGTCCGATATTATACGCGATAGTTCCATCGTCGCGGGTTTTCGGAGAAACGAACTGAACTCGGATACGCATTTTAGAGAAATTGCCGTCAGCCTGTAACTTCGGCTCACGCGCGGTAACTACGACTTGTTGACGAGCACGGTAATCCGGCTCACTAACATCGGCGTAATTACGGCCCTTCACAACTTCTAGCGGTGTCTGATCAAATGATTGGTCGACTCCGCCAGTGGTAGCGGTAGTGCCACCATCTTTTAGGGTAATTGACATTATCCTTTTCTCCTCAGAATGCCTTTCAGCATCCCTATAAGTAATGCAATGGAATCAATAGTACGATTCAGATTCATTGCTTGTAAAGTTAGTGGAGGGTACACCACCCTATCCCACTCGGTGATTCGCTTAACCATATAACCCTCAATGACCTGTTGGTCACCATCTATCCAGACATAAGAATCGCCTGGACGGACGGTTGTCTTAAACGACAATCGAGTTGTGGCATACTTCTGGACGATCTCGAAATCAACGTTCCGAAACTGCCCTAACCATGTGTCTAGGTCCACGAACCAATTAAATATGAAGGAGAATTTTACTACATTATACATGCCTTTAATGATATCAACAGGACTCGTTCCCCAAGGGAACGGATCGTTGTTAAATACCATATCTATGGCCCCACCTAGACCGTAGTCAATGGTGGTTTCCCAATCGAATAGAAAATCTCGATAGAAATTAGGTATAATAGCAGTGCCGCTTAAAGTATTGCGGCCTCTCGCTCCATCTTGCACGCGGTCTGGTGGAACCCAATCGAACGCCTCAATGAGGTCATTGATTGAGAGCACAGCAGGCATAAGTGCATACCTGTACCATAACCACACGTCTTCCGAGTCTGTAACAACATTTCTCGAAAGACGTTTTAAACCTCCCTTCTTAAAGAATGCTTTGAAAGCACCTCGCAAAAGGTCCTTAATCCCTGTAAGGGTTTCAGGAAGCTCAGCCAAATTAACGGCTGTATTGAACTTAGGTTCACGTGCTTTTGCCTCCAAAGCAAGCTGGATATTCTGAGTATATGAATCCATCATACTCTCCAGCATACTATAGTGACAAACCGGGACTTCTCCCGTAGGATTTCCGGGGTCCATGTAAAATGTAAGCATGAACCAATCCTGAATCCAAGCGGTTTCAGGGTACCCTGGCCTATTACAATAACCCATATCAACAGGGTTGTGCCAGGACTTTCCGGATTTAAACGGCCGAAACACAGGCCGCCTTTTCCCGCCAACGAGGACCTTCCTTAAGGGCCCACCTCTAACAGACTCGACACAAGAATAACGTGTCATATACTGTTTTTGGTACATAGGGCGGCTAGCCCTACATGGCGCACCGTAACCCCAGTGTGAGGTGTACGGATTTGTTTCACTCGTGAGAGTCTCAATATATTCATTCATCGAGACTCTCCCAAGTGACACTCCCCATCGTAGCTGGTGCCTGCCCTTTATAAGCGGCAGATACACTGGCCACGTTGAGTCGTTGATTGAGCAGTTCAATCCGCTCAACCCTTTTAACAGAAACTATCCTGTAATTTGTAACAACAAAACACAAAAGACAGGTAGCAATGAATGTTGCCAGTACGGCAGTGTTTACATTCATTCTCTCCTCCTTGCAGAGGAGACCTCTGCTTTAAGCTCCAGTTTATCTGGACCAAAACAAACATGACGTGTCCGCTTCGGCGTTGACAATGTAACCCACTATGGG